ACCTACCAAGCGAACACGAGTGGCGACACGATAGTAGATGACCGGGATATCAGAACCGTTACAGGATCAAGCATTCTGACGGCCGTAGGGCTTGGTGTGGGACAGTTGGACGTACTAGATGGTAGCCCGCCTTGCGCGTCATTCTCCACTGCTGGGAAACGACATAAGGAGTGGGGTAAGGTCAAGATGTACTCCGACACGCAGCAGAGGACGGATGATTTGTTCTTTGAGTTTGCACGTGTGCTTCAAGATATCCAGCCAAAAGCATTTGTTGCCGAGAATGTTTCCGGCCTGATTCGCGGCCGGGCCAAGGGCTACTTTCTCATGATTTTGGAAGCCCTGCGCGATTGCGGATATGACGTGCAGGCGCGATTAGTCAACGCTGTATATTTAGGCGTGCCGCAAAAACGTGAACGGTTATTTTTTCTTGGCGTTCGCAAAGACCTGCAAAAGGGCCCGGCGTTTCCGAAGCCGTTGCCGTACACCTATGCGATTAAGGACGCCATTCCGTGGATATACGATGACAGTCAAAACGAGTTTGCTGTGGAGGACATGGCATACTTACAGACTACATCTCCTGTGTACCGGGCCTGGAACCGCATACAAGGTCTTGGTAGGTTCTCGCAAATCAAGGGAACAAAGAGTCTGTGGGAATTACGTAGGCCGTCGCCGGAGCAGGCAGTCGCTACCATAATTGCCATGGGTGGTAATCGTGGTATGGCCTCTGTTACACACCCCTATATTCCGCGCAAGTTTTCGATAGCAGAAACACGCAGACTATGCGCATTTCCAGATGACTTCATTCTGACCGGTAATTACCAGCGGCAGTATGAGCGGCTGGGTAGGGCTGTACCGCCAGTGATGATGAAGCATATAGCGACTGCGACTGCGGGGGTGCTTTGTAGTGAGTAAGCCAAACGTGCGGGACGTTTTGCTCAAGGAAGCTAAGGCGATCAAGTCCGATAATGTCGCTGTCCTGCTATCGGCTGGAGTTGATTCCAATTCTTGTATGTTTGCATTACTTGAAATCCACAAACAAGTCAGCGCATATTCATTTGTACTTAACGGCAGAATGTCTACCGACTACCTTGGAGCATCTCGCAACGCAAGAAGGTTCGGTGTCCCATTTCATTCAGTCCTACTACCAAGCGATGTCGGGACATTACAGAACGATATCTTGCGACTGCACGCACTGGGGGCAAGGCTGAAAACTGACTATGAATGTATGTGGCCAATGCTCTATGCGTATGACGCAATAACAGAGGATGCCATTTTCTCCGGGCTTGGAGCAGACGCACATTTCTGTTTATCGAAAAAAGGGATGATTCATTATAGGGATGATATTGACGCATTCAGGAAAGGGCTTTATGACAGCCCAACCTACACGCAGGTAAAGCTACATCAAACCCTAGCTTCCCAGCATAACAAAACCACCTACATTCCTTATCTCGTAGATGCGATGAAACAGGAATTTCTAGGAACCACATGGAATGAAGTAAATCGGCCACGACAAAAACAGCCTATCCTTAACGCATTCCCAGACCAGTTCAGACTTATTAAAGTGCGGCCACATACCAATTTGCATTTAGGGGATTCTGGAATTTCAAATCACTTCAAACTGTTATTGAATTCAAATTGGAATACCAGTAACCATAAATCTGTTGTGGGTATTTTTAATGCTGTGAACAGAGGAGAAATACAATGAAAGTAGATGGCGGTAAGGTCGCAAGCTTTACTGAGATTGTCGACAGAGTATCAGGGGCCAACAAGGGTTCGACCATGCAGGATGCAATGGGATTTAAGGACGGCGAGGACTGGTCATTCAAAAAGGACATGGTGGCTGCCGAGTTTGACAAGCACGTTCGTGAACAGCTTCCGTGGTACGACATTATGAGCGGCGCGGTCGCGCATATCGCCAGGCATTACATTCCTGAGGATGGCACTGTTCTTGACCTGGGTTGTTCGACAGGTAACGTTGGTAACCTATTGGAAACAGCGTTAGTGGCACGCTCAGTTAAATTCATACCGGTAGATAACGCGCAGTCGATGCTCGATATATACCAAGGGCCCGGCACTCCTATTCTCAAAGACTTCACGGAACCTGAGTGGACTATCCCCGAATTTGATGTTGCAATCCTATTCTTGTCCATGATGTTCACCCCGGCTAACCGCCGGGAAGCGTTCATTGAAAAGCTGCTTGCGAGTAAACGCAAGGGCGGCTGCATCATTGTCGTCGATAAAACGGAATCCTACGGCGGCTACATTGGCACGATTATGGCCCGGCTAACGCTTGCAGGTAAGCTTGCGACCGGGACAAGTGAGAAGGATATCGTGGCCAAGGAACTGAGTCTCATTGGCGTACAGCGTCCCATTGATATTAACCAGTGGCCGAATGCCGTTGAGGTATTTCGGTTTGGCGAATTCGCAGGCTGGATAATCGAGTGACTACGCAGACGCGCAAACCACACGGCGGGTATAGCGGCCACAACTTTTATGGCATGCTACCAAAGGCCCTTAATGTATGGAGCCCGTATCCCCACCAGGTACCACCGGATGGTGACTGGCGGTTATGGATAATGCTAGGCGGTCGCGGCTCCGGCAAGACCGAGGGTGGTGCCAGATACGTATTGGATCACCTGCGCAAATTCGGTAAGCACGCCCGTGTTGGTATCGGCGCGCCTACGATTCAGTCAGCACGAGAGGTATGCGCAGAAGGTGATTCCGGCCTAATTACAATTGCCCGTAATGAGTTTCAATACAACAGGTCACTTATGGAGGCCCGGCATAAGGACGGCGGATACGTAAAATTCCAAGGGGCTGAAGAGCCTGCCCGCTGGAATGGCCCGCAGTGGACACTGTTATGGGCCGATGAGCTAGCCCTGTGGCGGCGTGATAGTTACGACCAGGCAACCTTTGGGGTACGGCTTGGCGAGACCCCGCGCATCATTGCGACCACTACACCGAAGGCTGCCAAGTGGGTTCGGCTACTTGAAGAGGAACAAGGCACTGTTACTACACACGGCACAATCTATGACAACCCTGCGTTGGCACCGTCAGCAGTACAGGCTTTGGAGCGCCGATATGGTGGCACTCGACTAGGGCGGCAAGAATTACTTGGCGAATACGTTGAGGAAATCGAAGGCGCGCTGTGGCGTATTGATTGGATTGACAACAACAGGCGCATGGAGCCGCCAACAAATATACAGGTTATTCAGACGGAGGACGGAGAGCAGGAGCAAAAGGTGATTGACCTACCACGGGTCGTCGTCGCTATTGACCCTGCTGTAACCGCCTCCAGTACAAGTGATGAGACCGGTATTGCAGTCGGCGGCTTAGGGCCTGAGGGCAATTACTATATGCTCGGCGCTGAAGGTTATCGACTACCACCGCAGCAGTGGGCTATGAAGGCAATTGAAATTTACGACCGTTGGCAAGCTGACAAGATTGTGGCTGAGGTCAACAACGGTGGCGATATGGTGGTGGAGACAATTAACCGTGTCTGCGAGGGCTTAGGTAGGAGCGTTAACGTTGAGGCCATCCGGGCCTCGCGAGGTAAGACCATCCGGGCTGAACCAATTGCTGCGCTATATGAGCAAGGTAGGGTTCATCACGTTGGCGTGTTTGCAGAAGCCGAGGAGCAGATGTGTTCCTTCCCAGTGGCTAATGAGCACGACGACCTAGTGGATGCAGTGGTCTACGTTCTGAGCGACCTCAGCAATTTAGGGTCGCCGAATGTGAGGTTCTTATGATGCGCGAGAGGTATGCCATTATGGGCGAGATACTCGGCCTGTTAATGTTTGGCGTGGTTCTTGTGGTAACGATAGGGGCATGGGGTGCAGTTGCATTGTTGTTCGCATTGGGCCTGATAGCAGGCTCGCAGATTATCAAAACGAGGTGATGCCATGTCGTTGTTACAAAGGTTTGTTGATACCGCCTTTACCAAGATCAATTCAGAGCGGCTACCGACTGGCGCCCATAGTGGGTTCGGTGGTCTGTCAGCATTAACGCAGCCGACCGGGCAAGTTGCGCAGCTATCAGCCATGACTTCAGTAGGCTGGCTGTTCGCAGTCGTTAATAGAATTGCGCAAAGCATCGCGGCGCAGGAGTGGAAACTGTACCGGGTGAACGGCCCAGACCGGGACGAAATAGACAGGCACCCGGCCATTAATTTGTGGCACTCTGCCAACCCGTTTGTAACACGTGAGGATTTTCTGGAGACCTCGCAACAGCACATGGAGTTAGTCGGTGAGATGTGGTGGGTACTAGTGCGCAACGGCTCTGGTATACCTGTTGAGTTACAAGTCGTCCGGCCTGATCGTATGCGGCCCATACAGCATCCAACAGAATTTATACAAGGCTATGAATACCGGCTCGGTTCTAATGCAGTGTTATTAGACAAGGACGACGTGATATACACACGAAACCCGAACCCGCTTGATGCCTATCGAGGCATAGGTGTTGTCCAGTCAATGATGGTAGACCTCGGTGCTGAACGAATGGCAGCCGAATGGATGCAAAACTTTTTTAGGAATTCGGCGGAGCCGGGCGGGGTTATCGAATTTCCCAGCACGTTACAAGATGCCGATTTCCAACGGTTAGCCGACCGATGGCGTATGCAGCAT